TAAATGATAAATTATAATAGGTAGTGTCGTAATTAAAAGATGTTAAATATCCTTGACTTTGAGCTGTAAATTTAGCCCATACTTCCCAAGAAAACCCATCTGTATTTAAATTCACGCCTGTAACAGCGTTTGTTGTTTCTATACCATCTCCAGTTGTACCAGACCCATCAATAAAGAAAAAATCACCAAGTTCTTTGTCGTATGTTGATTCTACACCTCCTAAAATTACAGCATCATTTGAAAGTGTACCTAAATTTGTTATACTTGTACCACTACCACTATAGTTAGATGGTCTGTAATCAATTAGTGCATTTGTAGAATAAATAGAACTAAAACTAAAAAAATTACCTGCTCTGTAATTCTGTGCTACTTCTGAAGCAGTCAAAGCAGTATTATAAAATCTTACAACGGATAATCTTTCAGTATAAGGATGTTGGTTACTTGTGTTAAAATTACCTATTCTTACACTATTAGAATTATCTCTGAAAGTACTGATTGAATCTGAAACTTGTGAGCCACCATTTAAATACATTTTAAAATCCCCGCTACTCCCTACTGTAACAACTACGTGTATATATTCATCTGTGGCTATACTTGATGTGCTAATATTTAAATTGGTAAACCCAGTGCCGTCATCATATCTATAAAAATAAACTTTATTTGATTGAGCCCAAAAAGCGTATGACTCGTTGCCATCTCCTGCACCTTTATTAATAATATGACAAGTTGTTGTTGGTTTCTGTAACCAAACTTCCATTGTAGAATTAGATTCCATATCTACAAAAGAACTATCAGGAATAGTAATTAAATCTGATGCCGCACCACTAAAATCAAAATATCCCCTTGTATCACTTCCAAATGATGCGCCGCTTATTGTAGCATTTAAACCACTACCGCTTATGTCTGTCCAAGTACTTCCACTACCTCCATAAGAGGTTGTATCACTTGCATTTAAGTGTACTTTTAAATTACTTGCTTTATCAACTAAAGGTACATTTAGATCGTGGTTAGCTATATCAAACCAAGTACCACTACCTGCACCTGTATTAGCACCACCTGATTCTATGCTATCTTCATCGTTAGCATCTAAGTGTAAAACTAATCCTTCTGCTGAATCTGCTGCTGCTGATACTGCTGCATCTTGCGAAAGTATTCTTCTATTAGTAGGCATAATTATAAAGTTGTATCGTAATTAAAAACATCTACTTTTTTAGTAATTGCTTTAATCTCGCTTTCTTTTGTGTCTACTGAACTTCTTATATTATCTCTTTCTGTTTCTATATCATCAGGTATTGCAGTACCTTTTTCTGCTTTTCTTGTTACATACCAATCAGTAGAACTTAATTTATTGTAAGCTACACTTTTTAATTCTTCTATCTTTTTTTCTTTTAGTTCTGCAAGTGTTTCACTAAATGTTTTAGTTTTTACATCATAAATAAATACAGTTCTTTTTTTGCCATCTAAATCTTCATAATCATCTATGGTATGTAGGTTGCTTATGTATTGTGTTTTGCTATCATAACTTGGTGTTATAATATCATAAAAACCATAACCTTCTAACACTTCAGTAGAAGAGTTTTCGAATCCACCTATTACATTACCAAAGTTTCTTGGCAGTTTAGGGTACTTTACTATTTTTCCGTTTACTATTCTTGCTTTCATATTTTATTTATTATGGTTGATCTGTATCATCTACATCTACTTCGTTTACAGTGTAATTTATAATGGCATCACCATCTGTATCATCCAAACAGCTAAATACAAATAAATTCTTTTTACTGCCTTGAAAATTAGTAGTGCCAATTTTATTTATATTTTCAGTTGTAAATGTTGATGCTAATGTAATACTAGCACTAGATAAATCTGTTCCATCGCATAGCACTTCTACTACTTGACCAGTTTTCATATTCTGTAAATTAAAAGTACAAGTGCCTAAATTACCAATCAATCTAAAGTTTGCATTACTAGCACAATTTAAATTTATTGTACCAGTAGTTGTACTAATATCTGCTGGAATCGTAGTATATCTACCTTCTAGTTTTGCGTGTGTTATGTTATCATCAGCAATTTTAGCTGTGGTAACACCTAAGTCTTTTATTCTTACTGCACCACTACCACTTGTAGCAGATAATTCTATAGTTGAATCATCTACGGTAACTTCTATTTCATCTGCACTAGATGTAATACCATCTCCACCAACTACATTAAGTACTGGACTACCTGTATCTAAAGAGGTGCCTGTAAGACCATTTCCAGCACCAATACTCTCTAAATCTGCTGCTACCACTAAATCTATAGTTCCATCACTATCTTCGTAAGTAGCTGTAATATTTTGTTCAGTGTTGCCTGTAAACATAGCACCAACTATATCTTGGACTGACTCTTTAAATGTTTGCGAACCTGTAGCTAGGTTTAATTGGTCTGTATAACTGTCTAAAACATTTGATGCGTCTGTAGAAACACCATATATTTCATACATCATCTTACGAACATTTATAAAAGCATCTCGTAACGTAGCACCGTCATTGGCATTTGCTGCTGATCCTACATCTAAATCTAATATTGCCATAATTAATTATTTATTATATCTATTGTTTCTAATTTATTCTTTTTAAGATAACCTGAAAGTCTAATTTCGTTCTTCTCTTTCGGTTTATATTGTTTGTTTTTTTTTCTTTTCACAGTACCCAACCAGCAAAATTAGAATCCCTATCAGGATATATTTCTTCATTTTGATTTGTATAATACTCAGGGTACTTAGACCCAGCATTAAAATTCATAAAATCTATAAATCTATTTGTGTAATATTCTGCATAGTCTCTTTCTTTAGCAATTAGTGTATCTATTTCACTTTTGTCTACTGTTTGACTATTTTCACTTTCGTGCTTAAATACACCACCGTTAGATATAGTGTAAGCAGCAAAAGGTAGATATTCTGCCATAGCATAATGTATAAGCATATCTTGTACATAGTCGTTTACCAAAGTTAAATAATCACCTGATAAAGAACCTGCAATTATATCTGCACTAATCTTATCATATAAATCTGTACCTAGATAATTTCTAACGTGTATCTCTTGTGCTAGTTTTATAAAGTGTATAAATTTATCTGTATCCACCGATCCGCTTATAGCAGTATTTTTTACCAGGTCTTCTCTTTTTATAAATAGTGCTGTTGCCATTATTCTTCAGATTGTTCGTTTATTTCCTCTTCTCTTTTTATATCATCTTTTTTTACACCTGTTTCTTTTTCTACTTCTGCATCTGTTATAGCATTAGTTAAATCAGTAAATTCTAAAGGTTGTAATGTTTTGAAGTATAAGTCTAAATCTATATTATTATACTCTAATATTTTTTGCAATTCATCTATTATTGTTACTTGCATTGGTCTAATAACTGTATTGTCCATAAGTATAGATGCTGTTTCTAATTCCTGGGCATTATTACCTAAACCTGTTTTATCTTTAATTCCAACTAACATAGGTGAAACTATTCTGTGAGAAACCATAACTTTAGTCATAGATTCATTTGCTAGGAACTCATATTGCTGGTAGGCATCAGGAATGTTTACTGGTTCAATATTAGCAGCTAATTCTTTACTATCGTTAAATGCCAATATAAATTTACCTGCATTTGATGTGCCACTAAACTTTTCATAGATTGCTCTTTCTATTTCTTCTCTTTGCTCTTTGTTAGGTGTACCATTATTAAAGTTAATTAACATACTTGGCTGTAAACCATTTTGTATATTATTGATATGATAATTACCTATCTCTTCTTCTAATTCAGCGTACTGTAAACCACCTTGATAATCTACTGGTGAATAGTAATAGAATCCTGCCTTGTATGGGCGAATATAAAGTATCTCTATGCCATCTTTAGACATTCCGAATGCTGAGATACGTTTAGGTTCATCATCTTTCCTTATATCCTTCCATTTGGGGTGATAGTAGTACGCCATTACTTTACCATCTGTAGCCTTTTCAGCTCTTAATGTTTCAATAGGTATATGCTCTACTTGGAATACCTTTGTTCTATCCTTTGTGTAAATTACCTGGACTGCTGCTTGACCCATCATCTTATAGTCATAGCAGACCTTTTTCATACATTCTTTACTAAATAAACTTTTCATTTGCTCGTAAGCTTCAGGTTTTTCTTTGCTATCTGAAGCATCTAGTCCTCTACCATATATCATTTCTGATATACCATTGATAGCCGCATTGTTTGTGGCAGAACCGTTATATCTATCTATTAGATACTGAAAGTATTGATTATCATCACCATATTCTATATAATCTTTTCTTGGATTTTCTACTACTTCAGGAGAAGTATAGGATGATAAATTTATAACGTGAACTGAATTTTTGACTATCTTTTTTCTCATAAGGTTATTTCTGTTTGATCTAATTTTAATGTAGTGCTATCTATAAACCTTGTAGTAATATCTATACAAAATGCTTTTGTTTCAATCATAGTTGCAGTTCTAGGTGCTAAGAAACAAGGTGGTGAGCTAAAGCTTGGTATACTTTCTGCTACCGTATTATCTTCATCACCAAATTCTGAAAAACAATATATTACTCCCCAATTAATTGTGTTTGCCATATCAATCTAATACTATAAAATCATTATCATAATTATCTTGGGTTACATATTCTCCACTATTTATAAAATATTTATCAAGTGCTGTTTGATCTGTACAGAATATTAACCCTCTATATATTTCTGTTATGCCATCTTTAACTCTAAACAAATATTGTCTACCTTCTTTAAGTTCAAAGCTGCCAGTTAGTTTCATATAACCACCATCATCTGCTTTAGTTACAGTAACATTAGATGTAGTTCTTTTTTCCTTATCTGTAAGTGATAAAGTGGGAGAAGTAGCATCTGCCCTAGGTATAAACTTTAAGTCTTGATTATCTGTTGATGTTGTTAAAATGTGCATACCTAAATAACTGTATTATCTCCGTTTGTTTTTAGGCATAAAAAAAGGGATATAAATATACCCCTTTTAATTATCAATACAAAATTAATTATACTGCCACAGGTGTTCCTGTAGTTATCGTTGATAAGCCAGAAAATTCACTAAATGGATACTGTGCATCGGTTACATCTACAGTCAAGAAATTTGGTGGAGATGTTTCCTGTGCAACAAAAGTATAATTATATCCATTGAAATCACCTAAAGCGTTTCCAGTAGATACAGTACCTTCTGATAAATCAGCACCCTCTTTAAGACCCATCATAAATGCGTTGTCATTTTTATCAACAACAACAATATGTGGTCTAGCAGCAGCTAGTAATTTTAGTTCTTTGTGATCTTCTTTTGTAAGTTTCTTAAGTGTGATGTTAAGGGTTTGCTCATAAAATACAGTACCATTTTCTCTTGAAGCATTAATAGTTGTTTCAAATGAGTTGTTTCCCTTTACTTCATACTTATGTGAAGCTAAGTCATTAGATGAATCACCAGTCAAGTTTGTTATCTCGTCGCTACTTCCTAGAGTAACAGTTCCTAAGCCGCCAAAGTCGATAAAGTATACTTCTTTGATACCTGCAACTACGTCTTTACAAGCTTCTTTACGAGATCTAGTTAAAACACAAGCCATATTTATTTATTTTAGTAAGAATAGTGGGCAGGATAAACCACCCACATTCTTGTTATTAATTATCTATTAGGTATAAAGTACTATCTCGCTACCAATTCCGTGCTGGATACCAGCAGTAAATCTCATAACAACTCTTACGTTTTGAGATCCATCTAAGTCAGCCATATCAATAACTTTTACTTCATTGTGATCTGATAAAAGACCAGTACCAAAGAAAAGGTTTGATTTTTGTGCAGCCACCATAATGTTTGTTGGTAAACCTTTCGCCAACACGATGTTGATACCATCAAAAGTTAGATTTCCACCGTTGAACCACTGTGTACCTTTGTTATCTGTACCAGCAGCACCAACGTTAGAGGAAAATCCGCCTAAGGCTCTTACATATGCACGATAGACATTAGATGCTACGTATATAAATAAATCTTCTTTACCATAAACAGTAGAAGGAATTGCATCAGCTACAGCACCTATTTGTGCAATAACATTAGAAGATGTAACGTCTGTTGCTGTAACATCTACAACATCTGAATCAGCAGCAAGTGTTTGCTTGAATCCATCAAATTGTCCTGCTGTACCGTTAACACCATTCCATATATTTGTTTCCATTCTTTGTGCTACTTTGTCTGCTACGTGAGCAATCAAAAAGTCAGCAAAAGAAGGTGGTAAATTTGAATATGCAGAGTATCCCATTTGGATAGCTTCCCAATCAGATATAAAATCTTTTTTACATAATTGTAAGTTTACTTGAAACTCTTCCATAGTAAGTACTCTTTCAGTAAGAGTAAGTGTAGAAGTAGGATCAAAGTCACAAGTAGCATTCTTGACGATATCATCAGTAGCCACTTTCTTAAGCACTTCTTTGTGCTTAATGTTTGGTTTTATTGTTACTAACTCATTAGCTAGTGTATCACCACTAAGTAATGCTGCCGAAATATACTTACCAGCAAATTCACCAGCATAAGTAGTAGTAATCGAAGTTGTTGTTGCCATTTTTAATTATTTTCTATTATTATTTACTTATTCTTTCTAGAACTCTATCTAGTGTACTGATAGGTCTATTCGGGTTTTTAAAGCTTACATTAGCTTTGTTTACTTCTGTTTCAGGACTATGCTTGATTGTTTCAGCAGCAGGTTCAGCAGAAAGTTTTTCGATTTGCTCAGACATCATTTTTTTATCTTTGTAAGCTACTCCGAGATCCTCGTCTACTTTCTTCATAAGCTCTGCCATTTTCGACTCTAAAGAAGATATTTTTGATTCAAATTCTTCTTTTTTAACATAACCTTCCATCAGTTGAGTTTCTTCAGCTTCTACTTCCGTAGACTCTTCAGACAACTCTGCTTCAGCACTTTCTTCAGAAGCTTCTTTCGTTACCTCTTCAGATAGTTCTTGTTTTGCTTCTTGGTTGTCTTCTTTTACTTGCTCAGATAAATTTTCTGCTACAGCTTCTTCTTTGATGCCTTGAGCTAATTCATCTTCCTTAGTAAGCTTAGACAATTTCTGCAATATTTCATTTAAAATTGTTGTCGCTTTTGGAGATTCCATATTAATATATTTGTTAAATAATTCACCTAAATAATTATTTACTATTAATATGTTTCATTTTTAATTTCCGTCTCCTGTAATATTGCCTATTCCTTGAGCTTGTAAGCTGCCATCACAACACTTAGGATGATAAGTGACACCATCAGGACATAAGCATCCTCTTTTTCCACCTTTGGGTGAAATTCTACTTACAGTTGCGTTTTTTTTTCTACGTATCATTACTTTTTACTTTTAGGATGTTTCTTAGGTAGTAAATCATAGTCCGTAGTATATTTCGGATTTTGTGGTCTACCATTTTTTACTAAATATAAAAAAGCATTGGTTCTTGCAAATGCCCACTGAGAAGCAGATCTAACCTTTGGTGAATGACTTGTATTAAATGCACCAAGTCCTCTTTGATATACACTAGCCAACATACCTACTGTAACGCCATAACCTAATTTAGATTTGTACTTTTCATTAAATTCATTCGCTTTCTTTTGTAATGTTGCTCTATCTTTTGCAGATACCTTAGCACCTGTTTTACCTTTTGCATTTCCTTTAGCTGTACCTTTTCCTTTAGGGCTGGGGTTAGGTGTACTTGAACCAGGTGCTTTAGGTGATTTTCTGATACCACCTCTTGGACCTACTTCTGCATACATACTTTTCTTTACACATTTACCTGTTTTATCTTTTACAAACCCTTTAGGGCATTTCTGCATATCTTCTTTTATGTGTTCTTTACAAGGCATATACCAATCTTTACCTTCAAAGTTATGTACGTGAAATCCTTCACATCCAATATTTTTAGCCATCTCTTCAGCTTTCTCTTTACTAGAATATGCTAATCTATCATCTATAATTGCAAAGTCATCATCTACAACTTGAGATGCTAAATCTATTTCACCTAATTCTTTTAGTTTAGATACAGACCATCTAAGACCAGCTTTACCACCCCAAGCATCATACATTAGTTTACCACATCCATCAGAATATGTTTTAGATACTTCTAAGTCTTTTTTATGTCTAGCTAAAAAGCTTCTCATTCTTTTTATAGTAGAAACAGATAGTGGTGTTTTAGATGCCAGTTGTGAAGCTCTACGTTTTCCCACAGCAGTTCCGCAAGAACCCCAACCATTTTTATCTACATATTCCAATACTCTTTTAGCATTGTTTACTACACCTTGAGGATAGTCACTATAAGATGCAAGTTCTGTTCTTTTAGACTCTATAAAGTCTTTTACTTCAAATAGTATTTCTTCTGCTTCAGATTCATCTAGTAATTCTGTACTCATTTCTATTTTATCTGTAAAATACCCTTCTATAGAAAAACCTGAAACCTTACCTGTCTTAACATAATTTTCCCAAACATCATCGTTGTTTACTTTCATAGAGACCATCCAAGTTCCTACAGGTAAATCCATATTGTATTTCTTAGATTTATCGTGTACTTCATCTTCTATTATCCAGGATTCTACTACAGACAAACCATTTAATGATGCTTGATGTTCTAGTGTAGATTTATTCTGATTGCCTTTCATAAGAAATAGTTCTGATGCTTTTCTTACTGTATCTTCTGAAAAGTATATATAATATTCATCATCTTCTGTTTGACGATATATATTTTTGTTTGGCACTAAAGCAGCACCCATTAGTATTCTCTTTTCAGAATCTACTTCTGCTAATTGTATTTTATGATCTTTTGATAAAGCAATAAACTTTTCTTCTATAGCAGGTTTGTCAACTATACTAATAGCTTCTATTCCTGCAAGTAATGCTTCATCGTCTATTATTAATTCTATAATTCTCATATTCCTGCTGTGTTATTTATATTTCTATCTAATTCTTGTTGTGATGTAATTTCTTTACCTACTACAAATGCTTTTACTGGTTTAGTAACCTGTCCTGATACACTTTGTGCTAATTGTGATACTTGAGATGCACCTACCACATTAAAGTCAGGTGCTGTAGCTTTAATTGTTGGCTTTTGTGCTGCACCAGCACTACCACTACCTGATCCTTTGGGATTAACAGAAGCTATAGCTTTTACATTTGCTAAACCACTAGCTATCGCAGCAGCAGCAGCAATAGCACCTCTTACTGGAGAATCTACTATTGCCATTGGTTTAAATTGTGATTCAAAAGCTTTTTGTGCAGAAAGATATGTTGATATTAATGTAGCCGATATAGCTAAAGCTTTACCCAATTTTGTATCTTCCCCAGCTAATTTACTAAAAGCAGTTAAAGCACCACCGACTAGCTTTAAACTTTCTACTTTTGCATCAGCTTCAATATTATACAATTTTGTTCTTAAATCTGTCTCTTTGCCTACAGCTTTAGTAAGCTCAAGTTCTGTATTTACTAGCTCTAAATTCATATCCATTAAGGTAGCAAAACCAGTAGCCTTTTCAGATTCACTTAGACCAGAATCAGGGTCATTTAACTTCTCTTCTAGCCTTGCTGTAGCTACTTCTAAATCACTTTTTTTACCTTCTAATCTTCCTACTTCAGATGTTGCAGCTTTTAACTCTTGGTCAAATATTTCTCTACTCAAATTTAAACCTTCTCTACGACTCGCAGTGAGACCTTTTTGTTTAATACTGAGGGCATCTAAAGTAAAGCCAAGACCAACTTCTAGAAGTCTGATTTTTGTAAGGGTATCAGCAGCATCCATTATTCTTTCTCTATTAAGCTGCGTTAGTTTAGTGTTTGTAACTGCTTTTATTTGTACTATAACATCGCTAACAGAATTTTCTGCTTTTGTTATAGAATCATCAAATTTTCTGTTTGCATCATCTATAACTTGTTGTTCTTTTTGTTTTGATAGTTTTCTTGCTTTTGTTTGTGATATAAAGTCTCTTTTTCTTAATTCTTCTTTTGCTTTAAATGTTTCAAGCTGTATTCTTAATTCAGAAATTCTAAATTCTTCTTCTTGTTTTATTAATTCTTCTTTCGTCTTTAAATCATTATCTATAGATTCTTGCCTATATTGTTCTTCTAATTTTTTAAGTTGTAATATACCTTCTTTGAATAATCTTACTCTAGCTTTTGTTTCTTTACCTGATTCTCTTGTAAACAGCTTTTCTAATTCTATTAACTCCCTAATTATTTCCTTACGTTCACCAGTAAGTCGAATATATCTTTTTTGACCATCATCCGTTTGATCTTTTACTGCTTCTTTTAATTTTTCTTCTGTCACAATAAGGTCTTTTTGTCGTTTAAGTAATCTCATATAAGACTTTATAAGACTATTAACACTAGCATCAACTTTATCTAATCCTTTGTCTTTTAGATTTTGTAAGCCAACTTTGAATTTACGAAATTCAAATGACAATATTTTTGATATATCTGCTGTAGCGTTACCAGTCTGATTATATCTTAAATATGTACCAGCTAAATTATCTAAAGAATCTATTTGTTCATCTAAGGTTTTAGTTAAGTCTTTAAGTTTTTCATCAAACTCTTTAGCTGCTTTTTCTGCTTGAAAAAAGAAGTTATAGATATCATCACCAAAAGATATTAAAAACTGGATAGCAATTATCACCCCACCTGAACCTAAAAGACTTCTACCTAATGTTTTAAATGATGAAATAACACCACCGTTAGTCCTAGCAAAACTTTGAAATAAACTTATAAGCTGTGATAAGTTGTTTGCTATCGCTGTAAATCCAAAACTAGCATCTGAAGCAAGTCTACCTGTCTCTAACAATATAGCATTACTTAATCCTGATTGCGCTCTATTATTTTTTGATGCTGCAGCAGCATTGATTTCAGCTAAAGCTAATTCTTGAACTTGCTTTTTGGTAATCTGTCTTTGTAAATTAAGTTTTTGTTCTGCGACTAAAGATCTGAGTTGCCCTTTTGACAAATTATCTATTGATACAGCATAATTATCTGTAGCTTGTTTTATTTCCCTAATTTTACTTTTGGCTTCTCCTGACTGGAGATTTATCCTAATTAGAATTTCCTCTGCCATATCTTATTCTTTTAAGTGTTTGCTTTAGTTCTTTGATATCACTAACAGCTTTATATTTACCTTTAGCAATATCAACATTTTCTGATACTCCGTACCAGTTATCAGCATTTAGTAATTCTAATATCTCTTTTATCATAACTGTTCGTCAGATGTTAAATTAAGTAATTCAAGAGAAGCTTCTCCTGTAGTTAAGTTTGTGTTTATAGAATTAATCCGATACACCTTATCTTGTATCTTAAGTTGATCGTTTAATTTAAATTGTATCATAAAACTTGCAGGTAAATAAGCATTGTATTTATATATTCTTTTTGCTTTGTTAAATACAGATTCTACATATGTTTTATAAAACTTCTTATACAAAGAATTAGTTGTGCCATTGTAATCTATAAGTTGATATTCGTCAACTTCATTGTCAAAGTTTATTGTATGAGCTGGTGGTCTAAATATTTTATATCCTTCACCTGTAGTAAATATATTACTCTGTAAAGATAGCTGTGTATCACTATCAACAGTTTTGACTAGGGTAGTAGTATTATCTGATGTATTTTTTACCACATCACCTACAGCTAAAGTAGATGTAAAGTTTTGTCCTGAATCAACTAATTTATTTTCTACTGTAGATGTAGTAGTTCCTGTTTCTAATGGTGATGCTTCGTTAGACCCTTCTTCGTTTGTATTCGATGGTCTAAAGTATTTAGTCAGACCTGAATTACTGCTACCATCATTATAATTTATTTTTGTGGTAATACCTGTTTTATTTATGCCATAAAATAACAGGGGTTTTGTAAGTATAGGTTCATAGTTACCTTTAGATGGTTTATCACCAGCATCAGATAAATCGCCATCGTTATCGTCATCAATACCTTCCTCAAAACTAAAATCACCTTTAGCAGAATATCCTACTTGGATTTCTGTAGCTGCTAAATTAGCATCTCCTAAATCTAGCAGTCTTTCAAACTTCATATGTTCAAAGGGTAATTTTATTTCATATTTAGTACCTCTGTCTATTTCATCAGGAAAGACTTCTTCCAATTTAAACTCGGCATCACCAAATATTTTATTAAACCTTTCACTATGTTCTTCTGCTAGTAACGTTTTAGGCTCTTGATACTTTAAATCTATTTCATTAAATGGCAAAGATACATTTACCCTATGTTGTCTTATATCTATAAAATCAGTTATATCTATTGTGCCACCTGAAGGGTTGCTGGTTGCTGATGTATAAAATGTATCTAATGTTTGTACTTTGATTTTATCAAAATCCACGTGAGATCTATCATCTATAAAAAATGCAGTTAGATTAAACATCTTAAATAAACCACCTAAAAAATCTATAACTTTCATTTTAGGTATGTGATCTAGAATATTAATATTTGTAATTAATGATAAAGTGGTATCTGTTTTATCATATGTTTCAGTTACATCTACAGCATCATCATCAGTACCAGTGTTAAACAGAAATGTTACTTTGGGTTGAATATTCAAAGCTATATTTGAAGATACAGATACTTTTAAATTTACTGTTCCTGTAGTATTATTATTAATAAAAAAACCTACAGACCCATTGTTGCCTTGAGTCCTATTAGATGCCACAATAGCACCTGTATCTACATTAATTATTTTTATTGTATAGTCTTTACTTGTATTACTAACAGTTTTTATAATTACTGTCATAACATAATTTTGTGTACTCGTGCCATCTGTAGTAATACTAAAAACCTCATTAGTGTAACTAACATTATCTATATTTAAAGAATTTGAATTAAATTCACTAGATTTTAATGTTCTAACAAAAGACTCTTCTGTATTACCTGAAGAATATTCATTTATATTATCTTTGTTTCTACTTAGCCACATATATAAATTAGAAAAAGCAGTAGAGCTAAAAAAGTTATTTGTACTTCCAGTTACATCTCTAGTAAAACTTATAGAATATTTAGTTTCTATAGCTTCTATAATATGTAATAATCTTAAAGCTGGTTTTAAATCAGTGTATTCTAAACCTCTATAAATATTTTGTGCATTTGGATTTGATGGGTTATGATATATATTGCCATCAAAATTATCTTGAAATGCAAGGCTTCCTGATGAATTATAAAACAATCTTTTTTTACTTGTTATAAGTGGATATATAATTGAATCTGTTTGTGAATTTAAATCTAACCCATCTTGTAAACCGTTTGATACATTAGTGTTGCTATATTCGTGATCGTAATTACTTAGATAAGATAAAGATTCTAATTCATCATCACCGATCAGATCCTTTAGTTTTATTAGATTGCTATAAAAAACTATTTCATATGAACTAGGTTTTTTCATCTTCATATTTACACCATTTAAAAACACTTTACCTCTTTTAAATGATGAGTGATTTATAAATATTTCAGCATCTACTTTTTTTCTAGCATCAAAGAAACCGCCTGTAATATTTGTTTTATAAAAGTGTTTAAATACTTTATTGTTTGTGTCGGAAGCAGGAACAGTAAATGTTTGTGTAAAGTCAGAAAATACCATTTTGATGTCTCTGACATCTTGAATCTTTGATGTGTAATCTATGTTCTCGTCATCAAATAAATCTAGTCTAGTATCGTTTACAAATATTTGTACTACTCTTTTCATTATCTTATGCTTTGTACAAAATCAGAATCTGCTTCAAAATCTATAGCATAATTAATTAGTTTATCTTCTTTTCTTCTAAGTAGACTGACTGAACCTGTAACCACTGTTACAGGCACTGCTAGTGAAAAAGCTGAGTTACTAGGGCTTGACCTAAATCTATCGTGTATGTATACAAATTCAGAAACCAATAATTCTTTTAATACCTGGTTGTATGGTTCTCTTATAAATCCAGTATTCATAGTAAATTTCTCTCTACCTTGATTATCTAAATATCTTGTCTGATGATTGGATTCTAAATACTTTGCTTCACCTGTAATGTCAAGAGTAGAAGCTTTGTATTCATTTCTTTCTGCGTTCATAGAATCTCTTCTAAGTGCAAAAAACCACATATCCTGTATTACACCATTCTTATTTGTAAAGCTTACTTTATGTGGTATATTTTTACATTCATCTATACATTCAATCAAGACTGTTCTATCTCTACCATCACTTGTTTGATATGTAAATTTTGTAGCATTATTAGGTATTTTACCAGTTGATATTACTTTATTTGAATTACCAACCATTGTACCAGTTTTATCTATGGTGGGTGGTGAAGGTGGATTTAGTCTTATAACTTGAGCAATAGTATAAGGGGTAAATGTACCTTGAGATTGTGTAATAATAGAGGTAGTGTCTTTAAAATATTCCACTTTAGTAACACCTTGAGTGGGAGATACAAAGAATGGTATGGTAAGGGTATCGCCACATTTATTATGTATGATGCTATTTGATATCATCAAGTCTTTTGATAATTCTGGGTTTATGCCATCAGATAATTCACCATAACCTCTAAATGCCATATGTAGTTCTGATGTTTCATCTGTAGTAGAAGCATCATCGTATGTTCTTTTTATATCCCATTGTACCCAAGCTGATTGTTCAATATCTTCATAATTGCCATCAAATTTTACTTTGACATAATCTTTTATAAGTTCTGCTACTTCAAAAACTATACTTGTAGAATTTACAGGTCTAACTTTATTTAAGGTATATCTAGGTGTGGCTGGTTTTTGTGTTGAGTCTCCAGTCCATACATATAATTTTAATTCTGCTGATGATATCTGTGCCATATTATAAAGGTATAGTTATATTTGGTGAATTAGCTAAGTTTACACTTACTGTTACTGGATTCGTGTCTTGTATCTGTTCAAAAGGAGTAAGGTATTGTGGTATATTATGAAATTGTAGCAAATCTTCTACTTCAGGATTTTCTATTTGAAATCTATGCTTAAAGTCTTTTTTATCAAAATTCAAAGGTGTGTTGTTGTTACCCTCAAAGTCTAGTGTTAACTTAGAACTGTGACCATACATAATACCTCTAAAAACCATAGCTTCTGCTGGACCACCACTTAAACCAGGATTAGCAGATAATGGCACTGTTAGGTAAGCACCTGCTGGAGAAGCATTAGAAAAGCTTTTTATTGTATGTTTAGATATTGATATCTGAAATACTAAGTGTTCTAAGTTTGTGGGGTCTACAGGGTCACTATCTAAATTTGTGGGTAGTAATACCTCTATTGTATTTGTGCCATCAGGTATAAAATTAACACCGCTATAAGTTACTAAAGTATTTCTAGATCCAGCACTAAAGGTTCTTACGGAAAAATCAGCAACATTACCATTTGGTATCCTACCCATAAATTCTTTGTTTGTATATGAAGGTGGTCCATTGTTAATTAGCAAAGGTGGTAGAGTTGTAAGACCAGTTCCTGCTGCACCTGAATTGGTTGCTGCTTGTATAAATCTTCTTGTGCTAATAAATTGTTCTGAAGCTCGACTTCTACCTACACCCATAATTGTTCCTTGTGCAGCTTGAAATACAAGTTCGTCAGCTATTACATTTTGTTTTACAAAGACAGCTTCTCCATCACCTAATTCTTGACCATTGAGTTTTACAGATGGTCTAAAAGAAGTGTTATTAGATCTATTTTGAACGTGATTTAAAGAGCTAAAACTTATAATCGTTACTTCACCTATAGTTACAGGGTCTGTGGTGACTGTAGCTTTTGCAGGACAAGTAACCGATATACCCATACTTGCATTTGTTACAACTGGTACGTGAAGCTGAAATCTTAAATTACCTGTATGTGATGATGAATTATAGGCAAATGTTTTTGTTATATCCAAATTACCATCGGCATCTGCTGTACCTGAAAGACCACTTGTTGTATAACCTGCTTGAGTAAATGTATCACTGTATGCTGTCAAACCTACATTTTCAAATGCTGTACCTGTAGTCAAGTCTGTTTTAGGTACGTTGGCTAAAACATCCATTCTAATTCTTACAGGAACTTGTAAGTCATTTAAACTTACAGTATAGTCTCCATTTACCCTTCCTGATGTATCTATTTCAAAATTATAAACTTGCGCACCAACAATACCTATAGATTGTGCGTTAGAACCACAAATTAAATTTCTATCTTGAAATACTTCATCAACAGGTTGTGGTGGGCATTGTGGTAAGTTGGGGTTTGCTATACAAGGGTCTACTGACAAACAATTACCACTAGGGTCAGTAATACAAGGGTCTGTTGGGTCTATCTTAGCAATTTCTTTTTGTACAGTAATATAAAATGGTGATCTGACGTTAATTTTTTTCATCTATGCAAATTTTATTTTTTTATCCCCAATATCAAATCCTTGCTGTTTTAGTATGTCTTTTATAGAAACTTGTAAATCTTCTACAAACGGTGCAATAAGTTTTAAATTATTACGTTCTCTATCTACAAGTGGTTTGATAAAAACATTCTGTCTAATACCAATATTTGGGTTTCTTATCTTACTTGTTATCCTTTTAGCTATTTGTCTTAAACTAAGTGTACCATATAAGTCTACAGGCTTTTGTACTAGCCAAGTTGCTATATCTGATACTTGTGGTAGTTGGGGTGGTTTGCCACCTTTTTCTATAGTTTTAAGATAATCGTTACCTACAATCTCAATTCCAAAAGCATCTAAAGAGTCTTCTACAATATTTTGTCTAAGTGAATTTTTAGCAGCACCAGTATAAGTAATCTTCTTATCATCTAAAGTTCTCTTTAGTAATTTTATAAGCCTTTGAGAATAAGACTTTAAATATGCTTTTGTATTAT